GTTGAAGGGAAATTAACAGCGTATGCAGTGTTAGATAGTGTTATTCAGCCCCCAATGGTTTCAAGTATAGAGCCAAGTCCATTGTTTGATAAAATAGTAGTTCATTCTACTATTCCGGCGCGTTTAGATGTGAGAGAAGCAGATCGCAGAGGTGTGGATATAATTCGCAAAGGTGTAAATAAGTATAGTCATTCTTCACCTAACATTGAAGAAGATTTGGCAGAGCTGGTTGCAGAGAATATTTTGCAAACAGTTTTGTCGAAACGAACCATTAGTTTGCGGCGTCCATTAACATTGGATGAAGCAATTAATGGCAATGACCAATACCCATTTATAACAGCGCTAAATATGTCAACATCCGCTGGATATCCGTGGTGTACAATGCCAGAGTACAAGGGTGATAAGTCGAAACTTTTTACGAGAGATAGCAATGATCGATATATTCCCATTCCTATTTTGTTGAAGCAGATAGAAGAAGTAGAGGCTATGTTTAGGAAAGGGATCATACCTGAGTTACCATTTGTAGATTGTTTGAAAGATGAGAGGAGACCAATAGAGAAAGTGAGAGAGGATAAGACACGGCTTTTTTCTTGTTGCCCGCTAGCTGTGACAATAGTAGCACGCAAGTATTTTTTGCCATATTTGGCACATATAATGCAAGCGCGCTTATCATTGTTTTCAGCTGTGGGTATCAATAAAAATTCCGTTGAATGGCACAAGATGTATATGTACTTAGCGAGTGTAGGAGAAGTTTTTGCATTTGATGGAGATTACACAGAATTTGATGGCAGGTTACACAAGAGATTGATGAAGATTCATTACGACAATGCAGACAAGTTTTTTATTGAGCGCACCCCTTTGTGTTCTTTAGCAAGAAGAACAATCGCTTTATTTATGTGTGAGAGTGCACACATATTTTATTGTGTGAAAACACGTAAATGTTATGTTTATTTGTGTAATGGTGGGAATCCTTCAGGTAATAATAGTACAACGATGGTGAATACAGAGTCAAATGAAGCTGCGCTACAATTAGCGTGGTTGCATTTGGCTCCAGTGTATATGAGAGATTTGTATTATTATAATTTGAATGTTCGCACTATTATATATGGTGATGATAATGTTGTATGTGTATCATGCGATGCTTCAAAGTTTTTCACGGCACGCGCAATTAAAGAAGTGTTTGTAAGGTATGGGATGAAATATGGTCCAGCAGACAAGATGAGTGAGATAGGAGATTTTGTGCATTTAGAGCAGTGTCATTTTTTAAAGAATGCCACTGGTGAATTTTTCGGTTGGAAAGTTCCGTTGATGGATTTAACATCATTGTTAGAAACAATCAATTGGGTTAGACAAGGAAAAAATTCACCTCTTCCAGATAAAGCATGCGAGGATAATTGTAACGCAGTTTTGCGCAGTCTTGTTTTTCATGGTGAGAAAGAATTTAACAAGTGGAGGAAAGCAATTTTGCGCGAGAAACCGTATTACAATTTACTTCAATTTCGATATTTGAGAGAAGAATTTCAACAGACAGGGTCAATAGGTGATCCATTCAATGATGACGGATGTGGAGTTAAGAGTGTGAGGTCAAAATTGGATGTG